GATTTTGGTGTAAATGCGCATTTTATCTTTGCAGGTTCTGATTCTTGAAGTCTTACAAATCTATCCCAGTCAAACATGATTCCAAACCCACACAATGTGCATCCAGTTCTTTGTTCACCTGAACACTTCAAACACTGGTTTTCTTCCTCAATGATTTCACCATAATCATCAGAAATAGGAACATTGTAAAATTTTATTCCAAATAATAATGCTTGATTTGTCATTGCACCAAGTGGTTTTGAAACACCAGTACCATTTGGTAAAATTGCACCATTGCATCCAGTATCTAAATACCTTTGTTTTCTCAATTCAGATTCTTCTGCCATTTCACCAGTCATTGAAACACCGTCATACTTTAATCTGTGAATTGATTCTTTTTTCAATTTGTTACAACATTCAGAACTAATTTCAGGAGCATCATCCCATAACAAAGGTAGGTATCTTTGTGCAATTAACCTTCGTTTGCCAAACTTATTTGCTTTGCAAGACCATCCAAGTAAAGCAAGTGTTGATGACTTATTCAAACCCAATGACCAAAGGTAGTCACGATTTTCAGGTGTCGGTTTCAAATAGTCTTGAATTTGAAAAAATGATATTCCATTATTTTTCATTGACCTTCTGACATCTGAAATTGCTTTTGCGGTTTCTTTACTCAACACTGGAACACCAACTTCTTTCACAACTTCAATCATTGTTGTTGGTTTCCTTTTTCGTTTCCTATTTTCAACATAGCATTTTTCAGGTCTGACAGTTTTCAAGTTAATCTTCACACCAAATTTATTTTCAAGCCACCCTGGATAAAACTTGATGAATTCATAGATTTTTCTTGTTTCATTTGTAGTGTCAGCAAAAACGACATCTATTGGAATATTTTTGTATTGTTCCATGGTACTAATAATCATACAGTACATATATAGAAGAAATGTACTATCTTTACCGCCTGACCATGAAATCTGAACTTTCCCATTCGCCTTCATTATTGCTTCCAAAACTTTTGCTTGGCAAACTGCAATTTGTCTTTCAGGCGGTCTTTTCCACATTTCTTGGAGTTCTTTGTATGTGTATTCTTTACCCAATGAGTTCACTTCCTTTCATAATTGTTCAACCAGGGTGTTCAGCATGGGGATTGTTCCACACTGGTTACTGGTCTGTGTTCTGTTATCAAAGAACAGTTTTAATCTTAATTAGATTTCTTCTTCAAACTCAACATTGCAGTCACCACATATGACATGTACTTCCTTTGTTGCTCTGATAATCAAACCACAATCAGGGCAGACATACTTTCTTGAAGATGAACTGCTTGAACTTTTGATTTTTGGAATCTTGCTCCTGTATAATTTGAAGCCTTGTCCATCCATATTTTTAATGAATTCAGCAGCTTGTTTATTCAAGGAAGTGATTGTCCATCCATACTTTGGATGTTGGTCTATAATAAGACCATGTTCTTCTGCAACAACCTTGAACTTTTTGTTGTGGTAAGTTCCACCCCTTGAAGTGTCCTGAATCCCAGTCTGTAAGTTCCAAAGATGAACCATTTCATGAAGCAATGTGGAACAGGTTTCTTCAAAAGGTCTGTTCAAATGTTCAGAACAAAGATTGATTTCATAATATCCATCATGTTCTTCATTTTCCTTCCAGGCTTTCCATGAAGTACACCATCCATATGCACCACTTGTGATGTCAGGTGAAACTGTGATGACTGGTGTTTGAAG